CAAATATATGAGCGAAGATTTGTTTATTGGATTTATGATTTTATTTTCTTATGAATATTTCTTTTTAACGCATACATGCATTTGTGAATTTTTAAAGTCAGAAGAATTGCAGTCACTTACAAAATTAGAGGAATATATTGCAAAAAAGTAAAATTTGTTTTTATAAAAAGTAGAAAGTAGAAAGTAAAAAGTAGAAAGTAGAAAGTAGAAAGTAAAAAGTAAAAAGTAAAAAGTAGAAAGTAAAAAGGAAAAAGTAAAAAATAAAAAAATGACATATAATAAATATGGCATCAACTCGGAATTTAAATACACAAGGGAACTACTATTTAGAACAAAAAGAGTTCAAACACTCAGAAAATTATACTTTATACCCAAACTCGCAATATGGTGCTGCTTTTGATACGCGTCTTCCTGGCAATGGTTTAAATCCTGCACAAATACCGTGGAATCAACTCTCCAATAATGCTGTAGAAATTGAGTCTTTTTTATTGGGTATTAATTCTACCAATTTAGTGAAACCGGCGCCGCCATTGGTCGCAGAACTAAAATTTTTGGATACCGTAAATATTTTCAAAAAAGATACCATATTAATGCCGGAACCACTGGTTGTTTTGAAAAGTCAGCGACCTTTTCCGTGCCCATAATTGATTTATATTGTAGTATAAATCAATGAATAATTATTCATGAGAATAGATATATTGTAATTCTAGTTCAATGTCATTCATATTATTAAATTGTGGATTTTGACTTCTATATTCCTCACGAATAAAATTGGGATGTTTATCTTTTATATGTAATGGCCTATTTTCTTTTATACTGTAATATATTAAATGATTGTAACAAATATCATCCGATTTATTAAATAAATCCAGATTTAATGCTTTATATATTGGTAAATTTACTGAAATCATGCGAATATAATGATTTATTTTATGCATATATTTATCAGGTAAATAATTATCAATAATATTATTATATACGCCGTGAAGTGATTCATTAAAAATTCCACGTCCTTCTAATTTATCCGCATTTCCTCGGTAATGTTTATTGTTACATTCATCAAGTGATTTAAATGTATAATGATTTATTTGCGCGATATCTATCGTAAAATTATCATTAAATGCCGGAAAAGATTTATCTATGATATTTCCTTTTAGATCAGTAAATTTAGAAGAATCTTTCATTATCGCATAATGAGGATTATTCATTTCAATAACATGGTTTGGTTTGAAAATAGTTTTTATATGATTATGTTGGTTTGATTCACAATATCTATAATTATCAATCACAAGACCATTTTGTCGGTGATTATGATAACTCGTTCCAAAAATAACCCAATTAATTGCAATAGCATCTTTATCTTCATATTGTTTAAGTAATTCTGGTAACGTATTTTGTGTTTTAAGCACAATAAATTCATCGGCATCTACTACTGCTAACCAATTTATATTTCTACCATAATTTTGTATGCAATGATTATATGCATTTATTTGCTGGCATTTTCCCGGGAAATCTATTACAGTACAATATTTTTGAAAAAAGAAATTATTTAATAGTCTAGTTTTTATTGGATAACTACTTTCATTATCATAAATGTAAAATTGTGTAACTCCCAATATAACATAATAAATAATAAATTCTTCTAAATCTGGTTCATCTTTAATAATGCAGCATAATGCTACGTAATGTTTCATTAATGATAGTATATAATTTTACTTTATTTTAATTTACTTTATTTTAATTTATAAAAAGTAATAAGAAGGAGTTATAGCATAAAATTATTCTCTATATAATTACTATATAACATACAAATTTATTATGGCAAATACTAGATTCTTCTATGACCGTTGTCGTGTTGAAAAACAATTGCAAGAATCCACGGACCAAGGCAGATGGATTTTAAATGTTCCTGGAAATGGAGACCGCCCCGATTACATAGCTGATCCGCAAATAAGAATTCAAGGTTGGGGGGCAAATTTAATGACAAACTCGGTTGATTTAGAAAGTGAATTACGCGGTGTGAATAGACGTGTAGGTACCGATTGTTTAGGAAAGGACCAATATAATAATAAAAAATATATGGTTCCTTCGAAATCAATCAGTTATCCGGTAAATAGTTCTCTCACGACTGAACAATCTAGAGTTATTATGCCAGCATGGACGGCTCGCGATTTAGAACAAGTTGATTGGTATTATCCACCTTTAAATCCGCAAGAAAATACATGTATTCCATTTTTAAATAATTTAAGCACGCGAATTTTAGAAAAAGATCATTTTGTACAGAAAATTCCTTGTGTAAATCACGATACAAAACTTTTTCCGGTTCCATTAAGCTATGATGCACAACAACCAACGATTATAAATAAATAAATAAAATAAATAAAATAAATAAAATAAATAAAATAAAACCCACAAAAAATAATTAAAATAATTGTGGAACAGAATAAGGATAAAGTATTATAGTGAAAAAATAATACTTTATATATATAACATAATATATGGAAATTGCGATTCCTTTATTGGCATTGGGTGGCATGTATGTCATTTCAAATCAACAAAATGACCAATCAAAAAAACAAGTAAAATTCTCCCAGGATACTGGAGTAAAAGAAAAATTTACAAATATGGGCAAACCCACAAATTATTTACCAAATACAAATATTGCTCCACAAAACTATCCAGTTCCCAATGAAAATGAGATTGTTAGCACTGTACAACAATATTCTAATCCAAACGTGGCAACTGATAAATACTTTGACCAGAATGCATATGAAAAAAATCAAAATGCCGGTGTAAGAGTCGGCAACAATATTCAGGAAGTTTATTCATTAACCGGAAATTATTTAGACAGCACAGAATTTAAGCATAACAATATGGTACCATTTTATGGTGGAAAAATAAAAGGGCAACTCTATAATGCAAACATGGGTGAAACCATTTTGGATAATATGGTTGGATCCGGCTCCCAAGTAATTAAAAAAATGGAACAAGCGCCCCTATTTAAACCGCAAGACAATGTTCAATGGGCCTATGGGGCACCAAATATGAGTGATTTTTATCAATCCCGTGTAAATCCTGGCATGAATAATGCCAACGTGAAACCATTTGAAAGTGTTACCGTGGGTCCTGGTTTAAATCAAGGTTATACTACCACAGGTAGTGGCGGATATAATTCCGGTATGGAAGCACGTGATGAATGGTTGCCCAAAACGGTCGACCAGTTGCGTGTTTCAACCAATCCAAAATTAGAATATTCTTTGGAAAATCACGAAGGTCCGGGTTATTCCCATGTGCAAAATCGCGGTATTTTAGGAAAAGTGGAAAAATACAATCCGGATAAATTTTTTATTCAAACGCAAGACAGGTGGCTTACTACAACAGGGCAGGAAAAAGCGCAAGCGTTGCGCCCGGTGCAAGAGGTGCATGAAACAAATCGTCTAGTAACAACACAAGCATATATGGGCACCCCATCAGCAAATGAAGTGGCCGGTTATGCGCCATCTGAATACCAGCCATCTAGAAATAATATTTTACCACCCAAGGAAATTCTTGGGTCTTGTGCGGTTGGGAGAGGCGAAAATTCCATTCATAATAATTTAAAAAGTTTAACCAATTATACAAACAATCGTGCAACCACGATACAGCCCGATACCATGCGGAGTGGTTTTAGTCGCGCGATTGGCGCGGTCATTGCGCCATTTACAGATATGTTCCGCCCGACACGCAAAGAAGAGTTTGATTCCAATATTCGTGTTTATGGTGATGCCGGGTCAGAAGTTGCAAAAGGCTATGTATATAATCCATCTGACGTTACTGCAACCACAATTAAAGAAACCACGCTTTACACTCCCAATCTATTCATTGATGGTGCTCATACAAATGGAACGGGTTATTTAACAGCAGAACAGCAACCAATTTTTAATCAGCGCGACACAACGAATTGCAGTACCATAGGCAATGCGGGCGGTAGTGCAACGGGTTGGGGTGATATGAGTCACGAATCTGCCAATAATCAACGTAATAATGAATTTAAACAACAAACGGTTGTTGCACGCACCAATCACGGTAACTCACAGATTTTCAATCAAACGATGAACGTGAATGTTGCCAGAATAGATTCTGACCGTGATAATACACGCATGTGGGTCCCATCTAAAATGCCACAAATGCCGATGAGTAAGGAAACCTATGGAAAAATCAGGGCACCGCAATACTACAATCAGTGCATCGGGTGCGACCGTATTGAACCTGATTTATTAAACGCTTTTAAATCTAACCCTTATACTCATAGCTTAACCAACTGTGTTTAAAAACGGATTTATAAAAAACGTAGCATCTTATTATAATCTTTTACGTTTAATATTAACTTAAAATGTAATGACATAAGTATAATTAATACAATTATGTCATTAAAAATACATTCATCTATTATTGAAAAACTTGAATACTTTCACCGAATTCATAAAATACCGAATATTATTTTTCATGGTCCAACCGGTTGTGGTAAAAGAACCATTGTGAATAAATTTATTCATAATATTTATGATGGTAACCGAGAGAAAATCAAATCATTTGTAATGTACGTAAATTGCGCTCACGGAAAAGGTATCAAGTTTATTCGCGAGGAATTAAAGTTCTTTGCAAAAACGCATATCCAATCAAATGGTGGAGATATTTTTAAAAGTATCATTTTATTGAATGCTGATAAATTGACAATTGATGCGCAATCCGCATTACGTCGGTGCATAGAGTTATTTAGTCATACAACTCGGTTTTTTATTATTGTAGAAGACAAATATAAATTATTGAAACCGATTTTATCTCGTTTTTGTGAAATTTATGTTCCTGAGCCAATTGTAAATGGCGAAATTGTCAATTTATATACGCATAACTTGAATCAAACGTTCAAATGGAAAGAGGTAAAAACGCAACGCACAGAATGGTTAAAAAAGGAATTTCAAAAAATAATTAGTGATAAGAAAACTTTATCACACGAAGATTTATTATCATTGTCTGTAAAATTATATGAGAAAGCATACAGCGGATTGGATTTGATTCAATTGTTGGAGAAATCAACGATTTTTGAGAATTATATTACTGATGCCAAACGTTTTGAACTCATATTTGCCTTTAACAAGGTTAAAAAGGAATTTAGAAATGAACGAATTCTGATGATGTTTATTTTAAATTTTGTATTTTTACAATTGGACGTTAGTTTAGAAAATATATCATTCATGTAATTATAGCGGCTAACTCCTTCGGAGTTCGTGAAAAAATGGTAAAAAAAATATAGATAAATTAAAAATGGACGATTTTAATGTATCCAGTTTGCACGAATCCAAAAATGAGTGGGGGTCCAGATTGCTTACGATTCTAACACCACACATCATGGACGGACTAAAATCTATTTTTGATGAGGCTGTAAAATTATGCAAGGATAATAATGAAATGGACAAATATTTAATGACCTTTCAAAATTTTATTACACGTATTCCAAAATGGAATCCGGTAATTATTGAAAAGGAGAGGGCACGAATTGTTGATAAAAGTTCTTGCAGCTATTTAGAAGATTTAGTAACATGTGTTCATATTATTCAATTAAAAGTTTTGACCGCAATTCGCGTCGGACAAAAGCAAAAGAAGATTGATATTAATATTCCCAAGCTAGACGATTTTATTCACAAAGTATATATTTATGTTGCAAGAAAGGTGTATAAAAATGTATATTTATTTGAACTGAATATACCTCCGCTACAAGTGCAAAAAAATTACCGTGAATTGGAGATTATTATTCAAGAATGCATTTTAAATACGGTTCGTGACAGTATTCCAGTAGAAGCTATTTTACGCGCTTACATGGACGAAACCGTGGAGGAAGATGTGGTAGAAGAGATTAAGGAACAAATAATTGAAACACCAGATACCGTAAAGAAGGAGACGCAAATGGTAACAGAGGAAGTAGAAAAGGTGCCAAAGAAAACGCCTCAACTAGAATCAGAACCATTTGCTGAGACTATACGAGTAGAAACTGAATCATTGAATTTTCCGGAGTTATCCTCAGCTGACGACAATCATCTGAAGTTTGATAATATTGATTATGCAGTAGATGAAAACAATAAGGAAGAAAAGATTGAAGCCTCAAAAGATTTAGACAGACTAGAAGAAATTAGTCAAATTAGAAATGCGCAGAGAAAATTAGATGAGTCGGAAGCCGATGATGATGAAACGCCAAATGTCAAATTAAAAATATTTGATGATAGCGCGTCTCTAGATAATTTGGATATTCATAATATTGACCCACCTAGTTTAAATTTGAATAGTGATTTATTGTTGGATGATATTGAAATTCTTTCGTAGATTTTAGCAAAATGATATTGCGTAAAATATAATTTTGAAAAGTGATACGTTATTTTAAATGACAAATACATTTATTGTTGCCGGAATAATCTCTATTGTTTATTTTTTAGTGAAATTTACGGAGATGCGATTCGTAGATAAAGAAAGCAAACCATTAAAACTGTTAATTCGTGATTCACTATTAGTGTATTTTAGTGTTATTGTTGGCAGTTTTTTGATGGACCAACTAAAACCGATTATGGAAGATTCAAATAGTACTACAAGTATGCCTTCGGTATTTACTGATAATCCTGGTTTTTAAATAAAAAAATAAAAAATACAAATATTACATTTTTATTTTTTATTTCATATTTTTCTCTTTTTTTTTAATTTATTTTACTTTTTATTTTTATTTTTATTTTTAATACGAATCATATCCACCATTGTAGTTGCTTCCATATCCTTGCGGAATAATATTGACGGGACCGTATTCTTCAATCACGTTTTCTTCAGCGAGTGCGTTTGCTTCAGCGAATGCATTTTCTTCGGCATAATCGTATTCTACAGTTGCGGGCGGTTCTTGTATAAACGTTCTTAATGTACTGAAATTGATTCGTCTATGATATTTAAATTGGTCTAGAACATGTTCATATGCATATACTACATCGTCTGGTTTATATAGAGATGGATGGTTTGTCAGTTGCGTATATAGAACCAAATCACTCGGTCTTCTAATAATGCGTTGTTTTCTTAGTAAATTGATTGCTGTCTGTTTTACCAGATTTAATTGTTGTGCCATTTTAATGATAGTTGCTTTAAGAATTTATTATTTATTTATTTTTAAATAGTATTTCAATTTTTTATTAAATAAAAATAACCAAAAGTATATTTATTTAATTTGT